GCCGGCGAAGAAGGCCAGCGGGCGACTGTCGTCGAGCGCGAACCAGGCGGGTGCCTTGATGGCGGCATCCCATTCCGAAAAGCTGGTGAAGGGAACGACGCAGCGGCTCTCGACGCCGAGCCATCGGCGCCAGTGCGGCGACTTCACATTGCGGACGTTGGTCACGCCAGCGTCGGGCTCGGATCGCCGCAGAGCTTCGCGATCGGCGAGCTTACCCTTGGCCTCGAGCTTATCGGCGCGGGCGTCGGCCGCCTTGTGCAGGATCGACGTCGGCGTTGGCATGCCCCACCGGACCATGGCCAGCTCGCGCCCGTCAGGCGTGTTGCGCACGACCGGCGCCGCATAGTCGGGAAAGATCCCCGGCAGCGGCGGAAGATTGCCGGTCGCGTCACGCATCGCACGGGCGAAGAACCGGATCGCCTCCTGCGTCGATGTCATGCTGTAGAGGTTGCACATGATCCACAGCCTGCCATAGGCGCGACCGCCGCTCAATCGACGGTCGATTGACTCCCGCTCCAATGAGAACAAAATAGGAACATATGAGCAAGGGAGATCGCGATGGGCCAGCCGGCGCGGACGGCAGGAGAGGAGCATTTTGCGGCCGAACAGGCGGCGCTGGACGCGCGAATCGACCGCCTTGTCGAGGCGCATGGCGGTGACTGGCGCGCCGCGATAGAGGTGATGCTGATCGCGCTCGATTATCGTACCGAACAGATCGCCTATGGCTTCGTGCGCGGCCGGCTGCAGCGATGAAGGAGATCGAGAAGCCCCCTCCTGAAATGACGCCCTGGCGGCTGCGCGACCTGATCGAGAAGCGTGTCATCAAAGGCCTTGGCGCACGGCTGACGCCCGACACCTGCGTCGTCGTGCTGCGGGCACTGCGGGCCTATGCCGCCGTGCCGAAGCGCGACCGGATCGCCGCGATCGTCTGCTGCCGGGCGCATGTTCGCCGGGAGCCATGCAAGCCGCTCTGCAGGCGATGCCTCGAGACTGCCTATGAGATCAAGCTGGAACTGCTTGCCGAGCCGGACTGGTTCGGCGACCGCGGGCGGTACGATGGTGGCGGACGTTGACAAGGGAATTGGGCATCGCGCGCAGTTTGATGTTGCCGATGGCGCCCGCGCGGGAACAGACGCGGGTCGTCCGGTTCATCGGAGTCGGCTAAGGCGCCCTGGGCAAGCCGCGTTCGGCCCTCTCTTTGTGAGTTCTGTCGAGAATCGCGTTCGCGCTTTCAGCCGCGCGAACGCATTGGGTGTGCAGTCGCTCCAGCTCGGCGTCTGAGAGCTTTTCGATCCCCATGAACTCATTCCCTGCCGCCGATGCGCGGATGAGTTCGTCGAGCTTCGTCTGCAAGGCAGAGCCGTCGCGGTTCTGGGAGTTCTGAATGACGAACACCATTAGGAAGGTGATAATCGTCGTGCCGGTGTTGATGACGAGCTGCCAGGTTTCCGAAAAGCCGAACAAGGGCCCAGTGACGGCCCAGAGTACCACCAGCCCGACCGCGCCGAAGAAGGCTGCAGGGGTGCCGGCGGTTCGCGAAACGAAGTTGGCAAATTTCGAAAACAGCCGGTTCATGTGAGCGCTCCCTAGATCCAGCGGATCAACGGCAGCCGCGTGGTCTATGTTCCATTCGAGGGCTGCCGATATTGACCCTTCCGGACAGGATGATTAAATCTCTGGCGTCCTATCGAGCCGCAGACCACGGTTGAGCATGAGCGAACGTGCCCGGGCCTTTCTCGATGTCTGGACGACCGATTTACTGGATCGGTCGCCCCTATTGATGTCTCAGGAAGCCGACATCCACGCACTGATAGGGGAATGTGTCGGGGAGGCTTCATTTATCGGCATTGACCGTGCAGAACTCGATCAGGCGGCAGGTGACCTTGCGGAATTTCTGAACCAGCGGCTCAAATCCTGTCCCGGCATTCACACGATCGGTTGACGTGTTCCGCTTCCCATCTAGGTATCCGTTCGGATACCTGACAATTCGGAAGGTCACATAGTCCGATCAGACTGGCCGTTGTCAAAGCCTGCCAATATCTCTACGGCCTCGTCTTCTCCAATAGCCGGTCGAGCTTGCCGTTGATGTCCTTCAGCGAGTCCTGGACGCCTTCCATCTCGTCTCGAGGCGGACGATCTTGGACGGCTGGTCGACCTGCTGCGTCCGCTCGTTTTCGAGCTGCACGACGCGCGCATCCAGCTTGGCAACTCACCAGACGAAGGCGGCGGACGGTGAGCGGATTCGGGACCATGAAGCAGATTGGTGAATATTCGCCGGCCAAAACCATACGGCAATCGAGCCGCCATCCTGCTCAGCGGCGCATAGCTCTGTTGAACATGGGAACCACTCGCATGTAAACTGGCACTCACGTGAGCAACCTTCGAACCTTCGGCCGAATTAGACCTCGGCTGAAGAAGGACGGGCGATCTCGCTCCTTGCCCCCCCTAGACCCAGGGTGAGATCGTCCGTCGCATTTCACTGAGGGTTGGGCGAGGATTGCGGTTGCCACGAGGAAATCTGGACCTGCTGCGATCCGGTTGCGTCGCCTGTGAGCTCGGCTTTCAGCAGCCCGGCGATAGTAAGGCTCGACACGACCATGACGACGCAAGCCAATGGCAAGGCCCAGGGCGACGGCGGTGACGGCCTATAGGAGCGGGTTCTTTGCCAGCCGGAAGTCATGGCTCTACCGACGGTGGTTAATGCGTTGGAGCAACTGTATCAGGGTTTCGGCTAAACTTTATGCGAAATATATAAAGACTGTTCGAAAAACGCCATTCTTTCGATATGAGACGAACATGACAGGGACAGATGCGCGGGTTCCGTGCTAAAAACCTCGGGTCTTTGGCGCCATCATCGCAAGGTCGCATGGCCTCAACTCTCGATAAACGTCTATTTCATCTGGTTAAATGAAGCAAATATCAGCCTTGTCACAAGACAACTTGGTCATTACAATTATCAATTCCGATGCCCGTGAGGGACGGCCCTACGATGTTTTTCGATTTATTAGGATAGTCGATTTGGAACAGATGTATGCACTTGGCCTTGTCGCAATCTTCGTACTCGCTGTGCTTGTTTATTTCGGATTTCATATCTCACAGTAGTGTGGTCGGCCATAAGCGCGCTCGCCGATCCGCGCGAGCTTGGCGTCGATCTGGTCCCACTGAAAATAGACCCCGGCCCGGAGCGCGCTGCCGGCGAGCCAGCCCGCGTCATTAGTTTCGCTCGATTTGCAACCTGCATTCCGAGATCGGAATGTTCCCCGCGAGTTGCCTACCGCCTCTGAACCTTCAGCGCCTCGATCGTGGCCGTAAGCGCCGCAATCTGCTGCCCCTGAAGCACGATGACATCGGTCAGCTTGCCGATGGCACGAGAGAGATCATCCTGAGCCTTGATGCGCTCTTCGCGGCCTCGCGTTTGGTTGCCCTCGATCGTCGAGGCACGGGCTTCGAGAGACGTCGTGCGGATGTTGAGCGACGCGGCGGACTCAGCAGCTGTGCTGGCGTCGGCCCTGATCTCGCCAATATAGGTCCAGAAGAGTAGCCCGAGCGCCCCGAGCATGACCGGGGTCACGAGCATGGCGAGCCTCGAAAGGACGAGGATCATCGTGCTTTGGGCGATTTTATCCGTCGTCGTCATTTACCAGCCAGCCCCTTTCTCAGGTCGTTCCCAGCGAGTACCGCCGCCAGATCGTCGCCATGAGCGACGGCATGTGCCTTGCGGACATCGCAGGTACGCAGCGCGCCCTTCAGGATCTCGGTATTGACATAGGGGCTCTTGCCCAGCTTCGCGGCGATGCCGGCCGTGCAGCTCGCGCGATCGGCCTCGGCAAGCTGTGGCGCCGTGACGGTCACGGGTGTTGGCGGCGCTGGCCTATTGGAGGCCCCGACGCAACCCGCCAAGCTCGTCAGGAGTGAGATCGCAAGAACGGGGACGATGCTGCGAATTGGCAGCGGCGGCGGCGACGGCATCGTCTGTCTCCTTCTGGACGACATCGATAGAGACTTGGGCAAAGCGGGCGCGCTGGCGCTCCGCAAGCTCTAGCGAAGCGGACTGAGCCGCGGCGCGCTGCAGGGCCGAGATCGTCGCGTCCTGGTCATCGATCGTCTTCTGCGCGATCTGTGCCTTGAGCTTGAGGGTGTCGACCTCGAACCAGCGATGCGCCGCATAGCCGCCGGCTGCGCTGCCGACTGCAAAGCCGATGACGCCGACAATCGCCATGCCCTTCAGGCCGAAGACAGATGGGAGAAGGCTCACGTTAGCAACGCCCAAACGAGCCAAGCAGCGAGCGAGGCGATCAGGGCGGAGCCCATAAACAGCGCCGGCCCAATGTCGAACGCGCCACGACTGTTAGAGGACTTCGCAAACGCCCACAGCCAAACACCGATCGTGATCGCGAGCGGGGCCAGCCACCAGCCGGCCGTGATGGTGAACGTCATTGCTTGGGCTCCGGCTCTAGACAGGGAAACGGCTCAACGGGAGGGAGAGGCTTGGGGGTCACAGCCCGCTCACGCAAAGTTCGCCCTCGCCGATCCGGGTCGCGTCGCCCATCTCGCGGCGTTTGACGAGGCCGATGAAGATGCGACCGGCGGCTTTGTTGAAGGCGGTCGCGGCGTTGCAGCTTTCGAGATACCGCCCGGCGATGCCGAGACGCACCGCCGTCGATTTGCAGACGCCCGCCGGGCCGATGTTCCAGCCGAGCGAATTGATCATCGCGCGCCACGACAGAGGCTTTTGGTCGAAGCCGGGGACGCAGGCCACATACTGCGCGCGGTACTGCATCATTCGGCGCACGAGACGCTTGTCGCAGCCGGCGGACGTCTCGATCATGCCGGGTGTCACGCCTTCCGTGTCCCCGTCGCAGATCGTCCACGGTTTGCCACCGGTTGCCGGGTCGGGATAGGCGCGCAGCTCGCGCCCCTCCCATGGCTTGTTGAGGAAGGTCGCGGCGAGCGCCACGTCGTCAGGGACGCGCGTGCCAGCGAGCATGGCGAAACCGGCAATGGAAGCCGCGACGATGGCGCCGATCGCCGCCTTGCCGCGCGCTGAAGAGCGGAGCTTATTGATCGGCATCGCCGCCTCCACTGATCTTCTTCTGGGGGATGAGCCTCGACAGCGCCGCACCAAGGCAGATTGCGATGACAACCCACGGCGGGATCGGCACGGCATAGCCGATGACCGCCACTGCCGAATCGAGCCCTTGCAGGAGCGCGGCGAGCAGCGATAGGCGGATGGCCCACGAGTGCCGAAGCACGACGTGCCAATCGTCGATCAGACGCATGGGATATCTCCGATGGATGGGGTGGGCTAGCGGATGTTCGGCAGCGCGAGACGCTTGATCTCGCGGGCGACATAGTCGGAAAGGATGCCGGTGCCGATCTCGGCGGGGTGGGTGCCGTCGCCGCCGATCGCCATCGCCGAATTGTCGATCGAGGAGAAGGCCGAGTTGTTCCAGGAACCGGCGACGATCGGCAGGAACGGCGCCCGGAAGAGCGGGATAAAGGTGGTCAGACCGAGAGGGTCCGCCGCCTGCGTCACGCCGGCAAGCACCGCATCCTCGGTCGTCGCTACATTGGCGTCGTTGCGAGGCCATGCGCCGAGAACGATGATCGGCTTCAGATAGCCGGCCGACCTGGCGGCCTGCAGGGCTGCCTTGACGGCCGCCGTGACGGCCGCCGCGGTATAGCCGGTGTCATTGGTCGGACAGCCGAAGACGAGGATGTCCGGGCTGAGCGCCACAGCCTGGGCGACGCGCTGACCATAGGTGTAGTAGCTGGCTCCAGCATCGTTGATCCAGCCGGTACCGCCATGGGAGAGGTTCCACGGATCGGTCCAACCAAGCCACCGGGCGATCCGATTTGGGACTGTGTTTCCCGCAACCCAGGGGCCGTAGCCTGATCCATCGAAGAGACTATCACCCGCGAAGACGGCGCGGATATCGTTCTCGGTCGAAGGCGGCCGGATCATGGAGGCGTTGTTGATGACAACACCTTGGAAAGCCCACTGGTCCTTCGGCCCCTCGATCTCGATCAAGCGGTTGCGGCGTAGCCCGGCGAAGGTCAGCGTGTGATAGGTCAGCGATGCCGATCGCGGCAGGCATGCCATTGACAGATAGCGGCCGTCGATGAGCACGCGCGGCGCCGGCGATCCGCCCGGAACCGGGATCGTGATGACCGGACTATCCGTCACACACGCGATGCGGATGCCCTGACCGTACTCCCTGGTAGCTGCCTTCGCGTCGCCGACATAGGGATACCAGTTGGTCGCCGAGACCGTCTCGCCATAGCCACCATAGATCCGATAGAGGCTCGGATAGGTCGCCGGATAGATCGCGATATTGTTGGGGCTCGACGGTGCCGATGTGCTCGACGAATAGGATGGCGCCCCCGCCTCGTCTGCCGTGATCGGCGCCGGGCCGAGATATGTCCACAGCACAGCACCGTCAGTGACCGCCTGCCCATTGGTATGCGTTGGGGCCGTCGCGCCGGACGTGCCGGCACCGGTTGCGACATACCAGCCACCAGCATTGGAAACGACCGTGCCCGATGCATAGGCGGTGCCCGTCACCCATGCCGCGACATTGCGCCAGGGGTTGAGGATCAGCGGATTGTTGATTTCCGCTGCGCGCGCCAGTCGCCGCAATTTGGCGCCGAGCGTCTCGCGAAGTGTAATGGGCGGGAAGACGCCGAGGCCGATCAGTTGGGCGAGGTTCATTGCTTCACCCACAGACTGATGCCGGTCAGATTGTCCGAGCCGTCATAGGTGAAGGTCTGCACCCATATGCCGCCCGGATCTCCCCCGACGGCCGGACGCGTCGCGGTGATCGTCGAGACCTTGCCGGTGCCGGTATAGGCGATCGCCTGTTGGCAGCTTTCGAGGCTGAAGATGTTGCCGACCGAATCGACGATCCCTTCAGGCGCCTGCGTCATGATCTTCTCCCAAGCTTCCAGCTATTGACCGCCGAACATGAAGGCCGCGTCAGGCAGCCCGCGTGATTTCGACGGTCGTGTAGATTTCGATGCCGAAGTTGGACGCAATGCCGAAGCCGTCGGACGCCTCGGTCGAGGTGGCGCGGTGACGGATCTCGAACTCGGTATCGTCCTTGACGATGACCGAAACTTCGCCATCGCTTCGGGTCATGGTCGTGTCCGCCGTGCCGGCCGCGGCGACCCCGCCACGCTTGATCTCCAGCGAGTGGGTGTAGTCGTAGAGGAAGCTGCGATGCGCCCCGACCTTGTAGGCTGGCGCCGACCATTTCACGATCCACGTGCCGGCCGGCAACATGAACCGGTTTGAGGCGATCGAGATTCCGGACGGGTTGGGAGCCGGCGGCCATAGGGTGTTCAGCGTGCGGGTCTGATCAGCGCCGGAGGTGAACGTCCCGCCTGCCGTGTTCGCCAGCTTCTCATCGGTGATGATCGCGTGCGGACCGTGGCGCTCCTGTTGACGCAGATCGATGAGGCTGCCGATCACCCCGCCGGCAAAGCCGGTGATCGAGGATTGAGCCAATGACGTCAGATGCGTGCCATCCGGTGAAATGAATGGATTGCTCATGTCCTGAAAGGCTGGCCATGCCGCGAGGTCCAGGAGCCGCAGATAGTCGGTACCGAGACCTCCGCGAATAGAGGTATTGAGTGTGCCGAGAGCCGTCGTTTGGCCGCCCGTAAAGCTCAGAATCGGATAGGCCGTCGCGGCGACGGTAAGGAAGCCAAGCGCGGTAGCGGCCGCGAGCGCGCTCTGCATGGCGGCCCATGTCGTGGCTGCAGAGGCCCCGTTGTTGATGTCGTTGACCCCCAGCAGGTTCATATAAATGCAGGGGATGTCCGGCCGGTACATCGGCGCGATGACCGTTGCGAAGTCGGCCGCCGAGACCGACGCCAGCTTGCCGGCGAACGACATATTGTAGATTTCGATGGTCCGACCGAGCGTGGCTTCCAGGCCACGCGACCACGTCTGAAGGGCTGTCGTCATCGCCAGCGTTTCGCGGCTGGTACCGTCGACTACAATACGCGCGATCGGATCCTTCGGGCGGCGGACGATGTTGCTCATCGTGCGGTCCACTGCACGCGCGTCGGCGTCGCTGAGAGCGGTGTTGAAGATCGCCAGGCCGTAGTGGAAGAATGAACCGAACAGCCCGTCGCCAAGCGTGGTCAGGCTCAACCCGGCGCCGACGATCGCGCCGGTGGCAAGGTTCGCCAGCGTGTTCGAGCGGCCGTCCAGCCAATGCTTGAAAGCAGAAGCGGAGGACGTGAAGCCGACGACGCATGGCTCGATCGGCGGCACGAGGCCGGCCGATACGCGAGGGCCGGTAAAGCTGCCGTCGATGGTGGTGTAGAGGCCAACATTGGCAGTGGTGCCGAGTGTCCCGAAGGTCATGAGGTTGAAGCTCTCCGTCAGCGGAGAGTTTGCCGACAGAAAGGTCAGGATGGCCCCGCCCTCCAGCGACGACGGGAATGCCGCGGCCTCGAACGCCGAAATGGACTGGCGGCTCAAGGAAAGCACAGAATCCGGGACCAGGGACGTGAAGCCGCCCGCCACATAGCCGTAGAGCGAGTTATCCATGATCATCGGCAGAACGCCGTCGCGCACCACGTCCAGATTGACCGGCGGCACGACGCTATGGCCCGGATAAGCTATCCAATAGCCGCCGCGCGTGCCCTGATCATAGATGCGGGTGATCGTTCCCGAGGAACCGGCGCCGCCATTGCCCAGAGCCAGCCAATCCCGGATGGCAGCGAGGTCGACCCCCTTGGTGGACGCGTCCCAGCCGAAATCAACCTCCTCCGCATCGGAGGCTCGCTTCACGCGCACCGAATACCCTGAATATCCAGCGAGCAGCCGACCCGAAACGAACGAGTAGGGCTCGACCGGAAACGCGATCGGCACGCGCGAATTGGAGACATACGGGTCGTTCGAGGTCTTGGGATTGATCAGGGTCAGTCCGGTGACCGCCGCCTGGATCTCGCCGAGCGGGGACCCGGCGATGGCGGCTTCGATGACCGGGCCGATCTGCTGAATCAATGTCTTCGACGGGTTGTTCAACCCGGAGGACGGGACGCCATCGGTCACATATTTGCGAAACGCGTATGCGAACGCGCTGGCGATCGTGCCCATGCGGACCTCGATTGATCAGGGATGAAGATGAAGGGGTGTCAGGTGACGGTGACGGAGCCCGTCGCGACCTCGGAACTCTCGATGCCCGAGAAGTTCGCGGAGGTCAGCCAATAGTAATAGGTGCCCACGGTGAGGCCGGTATCGACATAACTGCGCGGCGACGATGCTGCCGAATAGATCGCGTCCACCAGCGAGGCGGTACCGAAACTGTTCGTCGTGTTGCGATAGACCCGGGTCGAGGCGAAGTTGGCCGAGTTCGGCGTCGTCCAGTCGACCGTCGCCTGCCCCACACCACCCGTTGCGGACGCCGATGTCGGAAGACCGGGAGCGGTCGGATCAGCCGTCGCCGTCGCATCGATATAGGCGGTATAGGCCGACGAACTGGCCGCCGACCATGTCCGGAGCCGGAACTGATATTCGACGCCATCGGAGAGATAGCCGGTCGAGACCTCGTCCTGTCCGGCCGTGGAAAGCACGCTTTGCGCCACGCCGCCCGCCGTCGGCGACCATTCCAGCTCATAGGTCAGCGCGTCGGAGACGTGATCCCAGGTGCCCTTGGCATAGGCCGCGGTCTGGCCTCCGCCAAGATCCGCCGTCTCGATCGATATCCCGAAATTCACCGGGTCCGGGATATCGCCACGCGCCAGGATCGTACCGACCGTGCCGGCGACACCCTCTTCCGTTGCCGCCACGAAATCATAGAGATTGGCCGGAACGACGATGCCGCTGATCTCATAAGTCAGGGTCGCCAGCGACAGCTTGGGGCGGTCAAGGATCTCGATGATGGCTTCGACCATCAGCGGCGGGCGATGCACCTTGATGAAGCGCCGATAGGGTGCATTCCGCGCCGCCTCATAGGTCGCGACCAGCGTGACGCGCGGCGCGTTGGCGCGGATAAAGGCGAGCTTCTGCAATCGGGCACTGTGGTTGTGCACCTGCACGACCTGATTATCGAGCGTCTTGGTGCGCTGGTCATCCAGCGACAGATAGGGATTGCCATAGGTCGCGGCGTCGACCGTGTTGTAGTTGCTTGCGGGGTCGGTGAAACGCCCGCGCACCGCCAGCACCGTCGATGCCTTGGACCGGTTCGCCTTGAAGCTCACCGACAGCAGATCGGTTTCAGTCAGGCGAATGTCCGGCGCGACATACTCGCCGGCATGGACGGCGACCTTGCCCTCGGCCGTTTCGTAGATCACCAGCTCGGCGGCCTGATCGATCAGCCGGCCGACCTGAACCTGATCGTTCGAATAGCGATACCATAGCCCGCCATGGTAGCGGCGATCATAGCCACCAGCCCGGTTCAGAACATATTCGTCGCAGACATCGGCGGCGCGCGCCCAACTCGCCATGTCCATGTCGGCAGCCGAGAGCTTGGCGCCGCCCGATGGATGCATCAGATGATCGAGCCGGATCAGGGCGAGGTTTTGCGAATAGGCGGTGACGCCGCTGCGAGGGTCATAGACCTCCGCGCCCTCGATGATCGCCGTGTGTACGGGCATCTGCTGCGGATAGACGGTCTGGTAGTCTTCCGCCGCAACGGTAGCGCAGGACAACAGCACGGTTGCCAGTCCGTCGCCGCGATGGGCCGTTGTCCAGATCGAAGGAAAAGCCGAGACGATCGCGCCATAGGCGGTGCTGGCATCGGCGCCCAGCCGTTTGTCGAGATAGACGTACGGGTAGAAATGGCCGGGACCGACAACCTGCCCCGTGCCGGAATTCAATGTGATTTCCTCATCATGTAGCCAGTGCGACACAACGCTATGGATCTTGTGCGCCGCGATGCAGATGATGTGGAAGGCGACGCCGCCAACCTCCTCGAGGAAGAGGTAGTCGCCGCCCTTCTTGACCCTGCCATAGACCCGGCAAAGATCGGGAACGTTCTGCTTGAGATTGTACTTGCCGTCCGAGGATTTCGGGACGGCGGGTTGATTCGATGCACTGAGCAGATAGTTCGCGCCGATAGACAGCGCCGCGACACCAAGCCCGCCAATAAGAGAGGCCGCAATCGAGGAAGTGACGATCCACGTCGCGATACCGCCGAAATTGCCGATCGCCGCGAAGACAAGAAGACCAATGGCCTGCGGCATCAGATCCTCCAGCAAGCCAAGAGCGGGGCCGAAAACTGAACCATTCCGCCCTTCAGGCGCACCTGCCAGCGAACGCCGTCAAAGATGGCGCCCCATTGGCGATGAATGTTGGATCGGTCGCCGATGACGCCGACTGAGCCCGCATCGGGGGTGCTGGACAGCTCCAGCGGAATGAGTGCGAAGCACGCCTTCACGATCGGCAGAACCCCGCCAGCAGCGTCGAGGATCGTGTTGAGGTCCGCTTCCGTGCGATAGGTGCCACGCAGATGCGCCGCGCAATCCTGGTACCCGTTCTCGATCAGCCAGTCGGCCATGACCAGGCAGCAATCGACTTCGCCCCATACCCATGGGCGGGCGCCATACTCGGTCAAAAAACCTTGCAGCTTCACGTCGTGAACCGAGGCCAGACGATGGTGTGGTCGAGCAGCAACGGCACCCGTTCCGCGATCTCGTCTGCCGCCGCGCCCGGATTGAGGATCGCTGACCGCGCCTTCTGATCGACATCGGACAGAACGGCGCCATTGGTGAGGTTGCGAAGCGTGAACCGGTTCGTCACTGCGATCGAGACCGATGCAACATAGCTCTCGCCCTGCCCGCCATCGTCGAAGCTGATATCGTCGATCGCGCCGGTGAATTTCACGTCCGGGGCGCCATCCGGCTGGTCATATTCGTCGCAGGGCTGGATCAGGATCTGCACGACCGACCCGACCACGTCGCCGGCCGCATCATCCTGCCAGGCGAGATCGATCAGTTCCGGTATTGGCGCCGACAAAGAGAGACCCAGCGTCGCCGCCTCGCCGTTCAGCGCCTGCTCGATCTGATCGAGCCCGACCAGGGCACCCGCCCCCGACCAGATATCGCCATTCACGTCCATGTAGGGGCCGGCACCATCTACCAGCCGAACGGCACCACTCGGAAAATCGAGCCTGACGAGGATCTTGATCGAGCAGATCGGCATGTCAGAGCAACCCGTTGGCAAGATCGGACCAGTAATCGACCGCCTCGACGCAGTTGACGGCAACCTTGTCGGCGCCGGCCCTGGTCAGGCCCCCGTCCATTTCCCGGTCGCTCGCCAGATGGACCAGGCATGTGGGATTATCGCATTCGAGAATGGCGCCGGCGGGAATGGTGGCCCGGATCGCCGGAAAAACGGAGACACGCCACAGATCCCCATCAATCGTGAGGGCATTGCCCGTCTCATAGAGCGCGTGATTATAGGAAAAGCGGATCCCGGACAGATCGGGTGACGCCTCGATCCGACGCAAGGTGACAATCGTTGCTCCGATCGTTGCCAGGGTCTCCATCGATATCTGCAGCTTGGGCGACGCGTAGAGTGCGCCGTCATCCAGCGGCGTGCCGTCATCATGCGGCACCAGGCTTTGCGCCGGACCGTCGTCATCCACCCAGGGCGACGTGTCGCGTGAATAGACGGGCACCACCAGAAAGCCGGCGCGCCCGACCAACGTACTGCGCAGCGCGTTCCATGCGCGCCGGGTCGCCGGGTCGTAGAGCGCGATCTGCTGCAACGCGATCGCCCAATAGCCCCGATCGGATCGGATCGTGCGTTCGATGCCGCCGAGCGTGCGACCGCCCGAGCGGGACATCGGCGACGGCGCGGCGACAATCTGCCCCGGCTTCAAATTTTCCGGCCAATAGACGATGGACGTTGTCATCGGTCATCCCGTCCGATAGTCGCCGCCGCCCTGCGAGCGGGCGTTGACCAGGGTTGGCACGACGGCTTTGACGGCGCTGTTATAAGCCGCCGCGCCAGCGCGACTGGCAGCCGTGACGGCATGGGCCTTCAGATCCTCGGACGCCTCGACCTTGACCGATACCTCGACCTGCTGCGGCGGCGCGCGATCCGGACCGCCGCGACCCGAGCCCACCGCCGCGCGGACATCCTCGTTGGTGACCACGGTTCCCGATGTCGTCGGCATGAAGAATTCGGTGTTCGGGGTGTTTTCATTGACGGCATAGAGCTTGCCAGCGGAGACGCTGCCGCCGCTGGCCCGGCCACCGCCGAATACCGCCGACAGCAGGCTTCCGATCAGCCCGCCAGTCCCGCCGGAGCCGCTCTTGGTGCCGAGCAACCCGGCCAACGGACCCTCTCCCAGCAACGCCGCCTGCAGCGCCGCCTGCGCGATCGCCTTGGCGAGGCTGGTGAATGTATCCTCCAGGCTGTTGCCCTGGATCAGCAGCCCATCGAAGGCGTCATAGAGCGTGCTGGCGAAGAATTGCTGCTGCTCGGCGATCGCCGCCATGGCCTCCTTCTGGTCATAGATCTTACCCGTGAGCGCGACGATCTTCTGGCCGGCCTTGGTTGTCTCGTCGGTCCCAGAGCGCAGCAGATTGTTGTAGATCTCGCGCTGGCGATTGCTCATACCGAGCATGCCCAGCTCATTGTCGAGGCTGTTGGTCAGATCCTGCACGGCCTTGGCCGCGCGCGCCGTCTCATCCCAATCCACCGTACCGCCATCCCAGGCGGCGCCGCCCCGGGACCCGCTTGCCTTGCCTTTGCTCTGCCCGGCGCGCCAGGCACGAATCTCATCCATATTGGCAGGGTCGGTGACCGTAAGCTCAAGCGGCTTCCGCTTTTTCCTGACGGGGTGGAGCGGGGAAGCCGATGGATCCGGCTCGTATTCACTGGTATCCAGATTGACGATGTTATTGAAGCCCGTGGCGAGCTCAGGCGCATTGTAGCCAGCGACACCGCCGACGATCATTCCCATCGCGCCACCGCTCTTGCCGAGCTTGGCACCTTCAAACGCCAGGGCAAGCCGACCAAACGTTTCGACCTGCTTGAGCAGCTTATCCGAGTCCTGAAGGGCAGCCTGAATGAACTCGGAAATTCCAGCTGCAGCATCCCTCACGCCCTGCTGGAAATTCTGCGACGTGACGATCCCTTCGATCGTCTTGATGGCTGGGAGGAACCCGGCCGACATGTTCATGCCCGCCGCCTGCAGCGCTGTGGAAATCGTGTCGAACGAATCTCCCGCGTCCTGGTTCTTCCGGATCACGTCATTCGAGACGATGACGCCGATCTTCTTGTACTTCTCGACCAGTTCGTCGACATGGCCGCCGACGTCGGCCAGCATCGCCGAAAGCTGGACGCCAGACCTGCCGAAGATCTGCGCCAGCAGCGCGTTGCGGCGCAGCGGAGCCTCGATTTTCCCGATGCGCGCCGCGATCTGGTTGAAGAGTTCGGCCGGGCTCTTGTCGCGAATATCAGCGATCCCAAAACCCAGTTCGCCAAGCGCCTTGCGGGCACTGCCGAGGCCCATCTGCGCTTGGCCGAGATTGCGTGTGAACACCAGCATGGCGCTGTCGAGCGTCTCGGTCTCGACGCCAGCGAGCTTGCCGGCATAGCGCAGCGCCTGGAGCTCCTCCGCCGTGACGCCGATCTTGTCGGCGGTATCGCCGATGGCCGAACCCAGATCGACGAAGCGCTTTTCCAGATAGACGATCGCCGCCGCCGAGGCGCCGATCGCCAGGAACGACGTCATCTCGCCGCGAATATTCGAGAAGCCGGTCTTCAGCTTGTTGGCGCCGGCCAGCGTGCGGTTCAGGCTATTGTCGATCGAGCGGAAGGCTTGCGTGGTCTTGTCATAGGCCGTGATATCGAAGCGGATGTTTTCGGCCATCTATTTCTTCCTCGCCAGGATGCGCCGATAGGCGACCCATTCGATCATTTCTTTGCGCGAAAGCTTCACTTCCAGCTCGGCGACGGTGCAGTGCAATTGATCCGCGAGCGAAAACAGGAACATCCGCTCGGGATCGCCGGTCAGTTTTTTTCCGTGTCCTCCACCGAGGCGTCGCCGATGATCGCCATGGCGATCCGCCGAAGCACATGCACGTCGGCCTGCCCCATCAACGCCGGACGGTCGCCTTCGTCGAAGAGCGGTTTGCCCGCCCTATCCTGCGCCTTCAGGATCACCGCCGAGACGAACAGGCGGGCGGAAAGCCCATCATTGGCGCCGGTGATCTTGCGATGTTCCTGCGCGGTCAGCGGCGTCCAATAGATGACGAGCGGCGCATCCGGCTCACCCCATTCCGGCACCGAGAGCTGCTTGGAACCGAGGTCGTGATAGTGCTGCTTGACGCGATCGATGGCGCTCATGGTGGTCCTGACGATGGAAAGAAGGGAGAAGGCGGGCGCCGGCGCGCTACAGCGCGACGCCCGAATATTGCGGACGGAAGGCCAGCACGGTCGTCGACTTGGCGAGCCCGAGCAGGCCGACATATTCGCCTGCGCCGATGTCTGCCACCGGGCAGATACCGCCGGGCGTGTCGGAGAGATAATAGGCGAGACCGGCCGTGAACACGGCACCAAACGTGATGTCGCTGCCGGACTTCGCCACCGAGACCGGCTGGTTGGCGCTCGCGCCATTCAGCGCGATACCGGTCGCCTGCCGCGCTTCCGCCGTCGCGGCGTTCGAGTCGGCAAGCATCCATTTTTCCGTGGCCGCCGCCTTGTAGACGGCCTTGCCGGCTACGATCGCCTCGCCGGCAAAGCCGGATTCGAGGGGGGCGCCGGTGGCTGCCAGTACGTTGGCAGCCGTGATCACAAGATCGGTCATGATCGAATTCCTTGATGGGTGGAGAGACCGCCGGGCGGTGCCGGATCAGATGGTCAATCGGTTCAGCGCTCCGTTGCCGGTGGCCTGGAACGATGCGGTCACGGTCTGGTTGCGCGTATTCTGCCGGCTCACCTGCGTCACCGTCGCAGCGCCGGAGAAATAGACATCCCCGGAATCGGAGCCGCCGCAATAAAGGTTCAGCAACGCGATCGCGGCGCCGACGACCAGCACGTTCTGGCCATTGGTATCCCCCTCGTCCCACCACGCCTCGATCTGCGCCGTCCAGCTCTTCGAGCCGACGTGGTGCTCATCCCATTCGTCGCCGAGCGCCGATTTGTCGGCGACCGCCGCCGTCTCGGTGATCTGGAACGAGGTCACCTCGCCGACGATGTTGGCGCCGAGCTTGACCTGGCCTTCATTGCCGATATGCGTGCCCATCCGGGACTCCTTCAGGCTGTCGTTTGCGTCGGATCGGAATTCTTGGTCCGGTAATGGACATTGAAGCTGAGCCGGATCTCACCGGCACGCTTCTTGGCATCGCCGGTGATCGCGACCGCGGTGCCTTGGTACTCGATCAGTTTGACCAGGCCGCCGAGATTGCCGCTGGCGGCGAGTGCCGTCTCGACCTCCGCCGCGATCGTATCGAGCGTACCGTCGACCAGGACGCCCTCGGCATAGCCGACGACGAACAGCGACAGCGTCCGGCCCTGAATCGTGAGCGAGGAAAATCTGTCGTTCGGCTGCTCCGACGGCGTGAACACAATCAGCGAAGGCAACCCGCCGGGCGGTTCCGGATAGGGCGAGGAATCCTTCACGCGAGAGCCCGTGGTCACAAGCGGGGTGAGCGCGGCGACAACGGCATCGCGGATCTGCTCGCGCGCATGGCTCACGGATCGATCTCCTCGAGGCGCAACCGCGTCATACCCGTGCCATCCGGCTCGATGACGCGGACGGCATAGGTCACACCCTCGACATCAATTTCATCTTCCTCCGCTGCCCCGGCAGGCAGGTCGGCCGAGCGCAACGTGACGGAGGGCGAGCCGGTCGCCATGCCAGGATCGGAGAACGCCATGGCGAAGGGCAGATCGCGCATGACCGCAATATCAGCCGACCCGCCCGCCGCCAGCCGATAGGTCGCGACCGTACCGAAATCGTCAGGATTGACGAAGACGGCGCGATCGGCATCGCTCTCGACAGCCATCAGGTGGCGGGATCGTCGCCGGCCGCGACCGGCTTGCCGTCGCCGTCGGTCAGGTGCTCGGTGCTGAGTTGCAGCCCGGGCGTCGGCTTCTTGGCCACAGGACCGCGGGCCCGCTTCTCGGCCTTGACGGCGACCGCCGGAGCATCGCGCTCGGGAGCCGGCTCGCCGAGCGGCACGATCAGCCCGCCCATTGCCTTCGGCGGCGCATAGTCAAGCATGATTTCCTCGCCGGACTTGAACTGCAGCACGGCATTGGACTTGCCGACGAACAGTTTGCCGCGCTTCTCGACGTCATCGAGCATGTGCTCGCGGCCAGCATATTGCCGATCGGTCAGGCCGATGATCTCGCCGGCTCCGATATGCCCGGCGCCGCCTTCGATACGATAGGGTTTCATGAGGTTCTCCTGGTCGACGGTTCGGCGATCCAGCCGACCGAAGCCGGCTGGACTGGCGGAAACGTCGATCGTCAGGTCAACGTCACCAGGCAGGCGCGCTGCCAGTAGCCGTTGCCACCATTGCGCCAGGCATCGAGGCCGAACTTGTAGGAGTCGTTGTCCTTGAAGTGGTCGCTGTTCTCGTCCCAGACCTTGACGTCGACCGGCGTCTCCTCCTGCAGGATGAAGGGCTTGATCGCCGAGTCCGTGCGGAACACCGCGAACTTGTCGGTCCAAGCACCCAGCCGGACACTGCTCTGCACCTGGAGGCTGTTTCCGGCCTTGATCGCCGGGTTGAGGTTCTGCGCCAAGGCGCCGAGCGCCGCCGGCGCGATGGCATTGCCAGCGACGATCGACAGGCTGGGCGGCACCAGGACAAGAAAGCTGTTCGCATTCTCGTTCATGGGCTCGCCCTGATCGTCCTTGAACGTACCGATCTGAGTGATGCCGGAGACGATCGCCTGCTGCATTTCCTCGATCGAGGGCGCCGTGGTCGAGCCATGCAGCGTTGCCGGAAGAGTGGAGATGTCGACGCTGATCGAGTTCGACTGCGTTCCGGAATTGCCTTCCGAATGATCCGTGTCGAAGAAGTACTGACCATCATAGCAAACGGTCGTCTGGCCGTTGAGGATCAGCGTCGCGAGCAGGCTCGCCCAGTGCTGGTCGGCACGATCCGCATGCTCGTTGACGCGGGCCATGATCTGCCCGGTCTTGTCGCGACGCATGTCGCGGGCGCGGATCTCGATCGTCGATTCGAAGTGCTTGTTGACGATCGTGAAGCCGTTGTCGCGGAACCCCTTCGCCTGGCGCCCACCGACCCATTCGCGCATGGCCGGCGAGAAGCCGAGCATGGCATAGGTTTCGGAGGCCATATCGGAATTGAAGCGATTGGCGATGAGATCGACCCAGGCAGGAATGGCGGGCTGCTCGAGCCGGGCATAGTACATGCCACGGACGCCGGCGACCCCGAGTGCGGACTGGTCCATATTGGTCCCTTTCGAGAGAAGTTGAGATCAGGATGCCGGCGGCGGAGCTCGGCTCCGCCGACCGCGTCGAGCCGGAAGGCTTACGCCTCGCGGGCCCAGGTGCCGCGCTTGCGGGTCACCGACCAGCCGTTGGCGTCGCCATAGCCGATCTCGACGAAGTCGCCGCGACGGGCCGTCGCCTTCGTGTTGATCAGGTCCTTGTTGTCGGCGGCAGTGATGTCCGGCCCTTCGATCATGTCGGCCGCAGCCGGGCTGATCGCGACGCCCGAGACGCCATAGGCCGCGATGTTGCCGATGCGCAGGCCGCCGATACCCTCGACCGCCGGCAGCGTGATCACCACGGCGTCGGTGTCGACCCAGATCCACTTGCCGGCATCCTCGGCATCGACCGTGTAGTTGGCCGACTTGAGCTCGTGCACGAAGCCGCCATAGGGATCGACGAGCACCGGAGCATCGAAATGCACGATGCCGTAGCCCGCCGAGACGAAGCGGTGAACGATGCCGATGAAGACGCCGCCGACCGGCGAGAGCGAGAAGGTGTCGTCGTCGCTGGCATAGACCGGCAGGCCGATATCGGTGATGACGAGACCGGTGACCGGAAGCTCGATCTTGCCGGACTCAACGAGTTCGACACGGATCGCCGCGGCGGCACCGGACGCATTGTCGGCCTTGGCTTCGGCGAAGCCGGCGAAGACATCGCCGGCGGCCAGCGGGCGAGCGTGGCCGGATGCCGGAACGACGCCGACCGCCGCCCCTTCATAGATGATATCCGCGGCGATCATCAGCAGAGCATTGCGGCTGCCGAACTCATAGGCGCGCGGCTTGTTGGCTGCGAGAGTGGTCATGACAATGGTCTCCCAAGCCGCGGCCCGGCGGGCGGCGGAGGTTCAGGATAGGAGGGCGGTGAAATGCGGCTCAGGCCGCCGCGGCGTGCTGGCGGCGCCAGGTCGCCGCATAGTGCTGCCACTGGACGAACTGCGCCTTCAGGATGGAAGAGGCCTCCCATTCCGCCTTCAACTGCTCGTCGTTCTTCGGACCTTCGGCCCCCGCCAGCGGCGCAGCGGCCGTCGCGGCCGGGGCGACGACGCCCTGGGCGCCCAGAGCCTTCAGACGGCCGACACCGCCGCCCTTCGACTTGAGATCGGCCATCAGCGCAATCGCGGCGTCACCGACATTGGCATTGGTCTCGATCAGCTGCGCCGTAAGCGCCTCCTGCCCGTCCGACGCAAGGCCCTGGATGGCCGCGATGCGGGTTCGTTCCGCCGTGACAGCAGCAGTGACGGCCGCTTCCTGGCCGGCACGAGCTTCGGTCACGCCGGCGGCATGACCTTCGGCGCGAGCCGCGCCGACCGCCGCATCATGATCGGCCCGCGAAATGCCCGCATCGGTCGCGGGCTGCCGTTCCTCATTTGCCATTTTGGCTCCTTTCGGCTGAGGGGATGAAGGGCTCCGGCCCGACGTGGCGCGGGTCGCGAGTTCAGAAAGAACGTCTTCGAACGTTCCGATCCGGTCGACGAGGCCGAGATCGACCGCCTCGCTGCCGAGGAACATCTTGGCTTCGGTGGCACGGATCATCGCCGGCGAAAGTGCCCGGCGACCGGCTGCGACCGTTTCGACGAACTGGTCATAGAATCCGTCGACCCAGCGCTGCATGTCTTCGCGAACAGCCTCCGGCAACGGCTCGAACGGATTGCCGTCGACCTTGTGAGCCCCGGCGAAGATCATGGTCGGGGTCACGCCGGCCTTGTCCATCTGCCGGGAATAGTCGGCATGCACCATCACGACGCCGATGGATCCTGAAATGCCAGATGGCGTCGTGACGATTTCACTGGCGCCGGACGCGATCGCATAGGCGGCAGAGGCGGCCATGCCGTTGACCACGGCGACGACGCGCTTCTGCGAGGCGGCCCGACGAACGGCCGCTGCCGCTTCGAACGCACCGACACCCTCGCCGCCGGGGCTCGATATATCGAGCAGGATCGACGTTGCCCGGGCGTCGGCTAGCGCCGCATCCAACTGATACTTGATGCCCTCATAGGACGTCTGACCGGTCGACATATCCTGCCCGAGCCAAGCGCCGCGATCGACCAGGGCGCCGATCACCGGGATGACGGCGACGCCATTGGCCCGACGATATGGCAGGCGCCGGGATGCGCCCGTGATCGGATCCTGTTCGATCGCGTCCCCGGCAAAACGGGATGCTTCGACCCCGGCAACGGATAGTTGCCGCATGCCGCTTTCCGGCAAGCTCTCGTCGATCTGCCGCGAAACCGGCAGGGCGCTGATCGGCAGGCGCCCCTGCAACACCGAAAGCAGGATCGGGATCTTGTCCGGATGGACCAGGAGCGGCGTGTTGAGCACCCGCTCGGCAATTCGCAAGAGCATCGTCATGTCTGCGCGTCCTGCTGATCGTTCTGATCCGGCTGCGGGTCCGTCATTCCGGGCTGCGCCGGGGGCGGATCGACCGATCCGCCTAATCCGGCGCGTTCGCGTGCCGCTTTTTCACGGCCGAGCTGTTCGGTGACGGTGTCGAAATCCGAGCCGCTGCCACCCGTCCGCTCGTCGATTACGTCCTGCCGGGTCCTGACGCCGAGTTCGATATCCTGCTTGTCGGCATCCGATTCCTTTTTCGGATCGAGATTGATCCGAACCGGACCGTTCCAGCGTGACCGAAGCCATGCCTGCCGGATCAGCGGATCTTCGAAGAAGCCAGCAGCCTCGATCCGGCCGCGGGCAATCGCTTCCTCGATCGCCCATTCATAGATGACCTGGCAGAAGTTCCAGGCGAGCCAGGATCGCTTCACCCGGAAGAACTGCCACGCCATTTCCAGCGAGGCCCGGCTTGCCGAATAGGATGCCGTGAAGTGCTTCACCAGCATCTCGTGACCGATGCCGAGCGCCGCGCCGACCTGCCGGCACAAGGCCATCACGAAACCGTCAAAGGCCTCGTTCGGGCGGCCAGGATTGGCAATCTTGACGTCCTGCCCGCTGCCGAGCTCGACAATCGCACCCGCATCCTCGAGCGCGATTTCCTTGCGCCGATCGATGACGGGCGACGGATCATCGGTTCCGACGACGGGCACATCATCGCCGCTGTCGGCATTGGTGACGAACACCGTGAACATTGCCGAGATCAGGGCAGCGGTTGCCTCATAATCCGTGTAGTCGCCGATCTTCTTCAGCGTCTCGATCACCGGCGCCAGATAGGGGACGCCGCGCACCAGGTCTGGGCGCAGGCGTTCGGCCAGCAGGAAGGCGATCACATCGCCGCTTGCGGCGTCTCGCGCGGGCTGCGCCTGCCAGGTCAACGGCCCGACACCAAAATCGTCCGGATGCCGACTGGCGACATGGAAGGCCTTCGCCTGCCCGTTCGCGCCGATCTCGACGCCGCCGGCCATGCTGGCCGTATCCATCTTCCGGTCCGGATTGCAGAGGCGGTCAGACTCGACCAGTTGCACCCTTGTGCCATAAACCTCCGATCGGCTGGGCGCGCGCCATTTGCGAACCACCAGAAGATCGCCGCTTTCCAGCACCGACCGGAACGCCAGCTGCTGCATTTCCCAGAAGCTCTGCGCCGCCGCGAAATCGCAGGTGCGGCAGAATTCCTCGAACTCACGCTCGGCCGTTTTCTGCCATGCCGCCGCTTCATCCTCGCTGAGGTTCAGTAGCTCGCGATCAATCCGGGAGCGCAGCTGCAGACCATCTCCGACGACGTTGACGGTCGTTGTCTGGATCGCGCCGGTCGCCAACGGATTATTGCGGACCAAGTCCCGAGACCTGCCGCGCAGATCACTGAGATCGCCGAGCGTATCGGTATTGCCGCTCTTGGCAGCCGGGCGCCATTTGCGCATCGAGCGCTTGTCGCGCTGCCCGCTCTCATATCCTCCAGCCAGCGCCAGCATGGCGCGCGCACCCATCCGCTCGACGCCGCGGCGCGGATTGAAATAGCCGACGACGCGGTCGAGCATCGTCGGACTGGCGTCGACGACGCGACCCTGGAAGCGGAATTTCATCCGGGCACCACATAGCGGGTTCGACTGCGGCCGGAGGCGCTGCGCTCAAGCGAAGCCACGATGCCAGCCCATTTCTCGCGTTGGCCGGCAACTTCGGCGAGGTCGGCCCGCTTCAACCGGCGATCGGCGATCTGGTATTCCTGGTTGGACAGGATCGCTTGCTCGGCGGCGATATAGCGCGCGAGCATGTCGCGGGCCGTATCGAGGCTGTAGCTTGCCATTTAGCGCTTCCCCAACTTTGCGAACCGGGACTGTCGCCGAGGCGGCGCGCTCTTCTTCGGTTCCATTGCCTTGGCGAAGGCCGCGGCGATCTCGGTCGACGGCGGCGTCTCGCGCTCGACGGCGATCACCGGCGCAACGAAGAGTTCGCCCGTATCGACCGGCACGGAATAAAGCCGGGCCAGCGCCTGCCATTCTTCCCGCGTCTTCCGGGTCAGGCCGAGATGCTCGGCCATCGCCATCGCATAGATGCGGGCATCGAGCAGATGGTTCGGTCCGGTCTCTTTCCAGACCCGCGTCGTGCGTCCGCGCACGGTCTGCTCGGCCAAGTATTCCGCCGTGATCTGCTTGAAGTACGGCAGGTCGTTGTGCTGCCCGAAATGACAGTAGCCAGGCGGGTCGATTTCCTGGCCGGCCTTCCGGCCTTCTTTGCGCAGGTTCGAATAGAACTCGCCCTTGAGCGACCATCCGCCGACTGGCCACACGCGCGAGCGGCCCTTGAGTTTGGCACCCTTGAGAGTGATCGCGACGTCGGTCGGCGTGCCGATCGCCGGTCGGTTCCATCCCGGCATGCCCTTGATGGCATAGGCACGATGCCGGCCGCGCGCGAAGGCGTAGACCTGATTGGCGCGGCCGCCATCGCCGGCGTCGACCGCCATGGCGTCGATCGGGCGGCTGTTGCCGAAGGCATCGACGAACCGCTCGTCATAGACTGCGGCAAGCTTCAGGAAGGCGCCCGCCTGCGGGTCGGTCGTGTCACCCTCGAGGAACCGCGCCGAGACGGACCATGACTGACGATCCGGCGAGAAGGCGACGATCTCGACCCAGATGCCGGAGTGCTGAACGTCGGCGCCGGCAACCAGCAAGAGGCCAAGCGGCGGGATGACGCCTTCCTCGTAGTCGTCACGGCGCTCCAGCAGCCGGACATGATCCGGCGCGTCGCCCTTGATCTCATAGGGGAGGCCGAGGACGTTGTTGAAGAACGACTTCATCTTCTGCTCGTTGCCTTCGGCGAGCAGATATGCCTCGGCGATTTTGTCCCAGGTCGTGAGCTGCGAGATCAGCGCATCGACATGAAACGAGGGATAGAGCCCCTCGGAATTGGTCGCCACGAAGCGGCCTGACCTGACCAGCGCCGCCTTCTCGTGATGCTCGATCGGGCGTCCGCAACACGGCGCCACATAATGGGCGCGATAGGGCGGCTTCTTGGCGAAGCGGAGGTTGCCAAACTCCAGAAAGAGCCCCTCGGCGCATTGCGGGCAATCGATCTGCCAGCGACGCTGATCGCCTCGGCTGTGAAGCGTGTCGATCCGCGAGGCGCCGAGCAGGGTCGGCGTCGAGAGTGCCAGGATCCGGTAGTCGCCCGTGGCATGGAACGAGATGAACCGCGCCTGAAACAGGTCCCAGGGATCCCCCTGCCCGTCGAGATCATCCGCCCACTCGTCGACCTCGTCGCCGATGCCGAGCTTCAACGTCTTCGACTTGAGCTCGCCGGCGGCGTTGGCATTGATCAGGCGCAGCGATCCGCCGGGGAACGGCTTGGTCGTGACCGTCGAGCCCAAGCCCGAGCGCGAGACTTGGCTGCGAATGCGGGACGACAGCGCCGCGGTCTGCTCGATCGTCGGCGTCAGCTTCTCGCGGTTGAACTCCTGCACCGCATCGATCGTCGGCAGTGCATATCCGATGCGGCACGGCGCCCCGTCGATATAGGCGCCGGCGAGACCGATGGCCGCCACGCTTACGCCGGTCTGGGCGCTCTTGCGCACGGCGACCATCGTGTTGCCGGCGTCCGGACCGAGCGCGTCGACAATATCGGCGACATAGGGCGTCAGCTTCGGGTCCCAGCGTCCGCCGGCGCGCGGGCCATCGGGTACGAACAGGTTTTCGGTCATCCATACGGACGGCACGAGCGGCTGCGGCGGAGCAATGATCTCCGCGAGCGCCGCCGCCAAGAGGCCGAGCACGCTGGGAAAGGCGACCGTCATCGTCAGTTGGCCTTCTCTTCCGGATCGTCACCGGTCGCGCCGGCGGCAAGATTGGCGAGGTTGCGGGCCATGCCCTCACGGATGGCGCGGACGCGGCGCTTCAATTCCTCGCGGAGCGCCTGGACGCCGCCTGCGGCCAATGCGCCAGCGAGATCGTCGGCGAAGCTCGGCAATTGCTCGAGGTCTCGGACCATCAGCTCGCCGACCTTCGCAGCCGACGTCTGGATATCGACAACGTCGCGCAGCCGGCCCTGCAGGCGACCGATCTCGATCTCCTTCAGGTCGGCGTCGTAGCCTGCCTTGCGCGTAAGCTCCTGCGTGTAGGTCGGATCCTTCGATCCGGGTTCCGACACATCATCCGGCTCAGTCGAGCGACGCCCGCGAACGCGGGCAACCGTCTCGCGGGCGACGATCTTTGCCGGATCGGTCGCTTCCTGCGTGACGCTGTCCCATGCGGCCAGGTTCACCATGGTGCGACCGTCTTCGGTTCGCGTCGTGATCAGCCCACTCTCGACGAAGCGCTTGAGCCGCTTCGAAATCGCGGGCTGCGACACGCCCTTGATCCGCGCGAGTTCGGAAACGCTGACGTCCATAACCCTCATAACCCCATAACCGGGTCATAACCCAGCTTTTTCAACGGTTTACTAGAGAAATGCCGGGGTTCGAATTACCCGCGGGTGGG